TGATGGTAGTGTAGTGTCAAGAATACAAGGTGCTGATATGGTTTATGCTCATCGTAAAGCACGTGAATTAGAACAAGACCTAGGCTTAGAAAGCGGTGCGTTAACAGTTAGAGCATTACCAACAACAAACGAATCTATAAATACTATACGTCGACTAGCTGGATTGAAATAATGAATTTATTTGAAATGTTTGACCGTAACGGTCCTAATAAACCATCGCTGATAGATGCCTTGCGTGACTTCTTGCCTATTGCAGTTGAACATTTAAAATTAGATCATATTCCTAAAATTAAGTTAGTTAAAGCTATTGACGGTGGTGATCAACCAGCGTTTGGTCGCTACTCTGTTGACGATCAGGCTATCGAAGTAGTAGTAAACAATCGCAATCCAATAGATATCTTACGCACCTTAGCACACGAAATGGTACACTATACACAAGGGCAACGTGATGAATTAGATGCAACTAGTGGTCGTACAGGTAGTCCTATTGAAGATGAAGCCAACGCCAAAGCTGGCGTTATCATGCGAGTATTTGCTAAAAAATATCCTAGTTATCTATCATTACCAGCTATTGAAGTTCCTAGTCAGATCGACGAAAAGCGTAAACGTAAAAAGAAAAAGAAAAGTAAACCTATGGGGGTTGGCGGTTATTACGGATACTATTGGGGCGATAACGATAGTAACAGCGGTGGAGATGGTGGCGGCGGCGAAAGTATTACTCGCGAGTCTGACGTTGCTGAAGAGTGGAGCAACAAATACAAAAAGAGTATCAACTGTAGTAACCCGAAAGGGTTTAGTCAAAAGGCTCATTGTGCTGGTCGTAAGAAAGCCAATGAAAACTTTGCAGATGGCAAGGGACCGGGTCGTCCTGGTGATAGTCAACGTCATGGTATTCCAAAAGGTGCTACTATGGCCCAATTAGAAAAAGCAGCTAAAGCACCAGGACGAAAAGGGCAGCTAGCTCGCTGGCAGATAAATATGCGTAGAGGGAAAAACAAATGAAATCAAGTGAATTTTTAAATGAAGCTAATATGAGTCGTGCGGCTAAGGGCCACGAAAAGTACGGCAAAGAAGGTATGGAAGCATTAGCTAAAGCTGGTCGTGAAGGCGCTAGCGAAAAGAAACTAGATGCTATTCGTGATAAACACAACAAATACGATGAAAGCATAGATGAAGCAAGTCAACGTTTAGATCCTAAGTGCTGGAAGGGTTATCGCAAGCAAGGCACTAAGATGAAGGGCGATGTACGTGTAAACAACTGTGTTAAAGTCAGCGAAGAATTTAATGCTGAGTACGATGATGAAGCTGGTATGATTGATAGTAATTTAGAAACAATTAAACGTGCCGCTGAAGAATTAGATCAAGTACTTGGTCAAGATGATAACATGGCCGAATGGGCACAGGAAAAACTAGCAGTGGTCAAGAGCATGTTAGTTGCTGTTAAAGACTATGTAGTTAGTCAAAAATCTACAGGTATCGATCCACAAGTAGACGAAGAGTTTGACATGATTGAATCTGTTATCGAATCGCTAGCAGTGCGTAACCAAGTTGATGCTGAAGTTATTTGGGAAGATTTAGAATCACTTACAGAAGATGAACTATACGTGTTTGCAGTAACAACGCCTGTTATGGAAGATTGGCAAAAAGTCAATAAGAAAGACAAAACAGACGGCATGAGTAAGAAAGCAGTAGCATCTTATCGTCGTGAGAATCCAGGTAGCAAACTAAAAACAGCAGTGACTACTAAACCTAGTAAGTTGAAAAAAGGTAGTAAAGCTAGCAAACGTCGCAAGAGCTACTGTAGTCGTAGCAAAGGCCAAATGAATATGCACAATATTAGCTGCGCTAAGACTCCAGATAAAGCAATATGTAAAGCACGTCGTCGCTGGAATTGTTAAAGTTAATGAGAGAACTAATTACTCTAATAGAAGCAGTGAGTCGTGGTTGCCCTGTGGCAACTGCAGATATCCATGTCAATTTGAAAAATAGACAACACGCGATTGATGAGTATCATTATGGTCCTGCTAATCCTAACAAGCCAGAAAACTATTGGAAAGAATCCGCTAAGGTATTCAACGTTAAGGAAGCCACTGCCAAGACTATGTTATGTGGTAACTGTGCAGCTTTTGATGTTAGCGATAGTATGCGAGATTGTATTGTTAAAGGTATACAAGGCGACGAAAAACATATAGATGCTGCCGCCACTATCAATCTAAGTGACTTGGGCTATTGTAACTTCCTGCACTTTAAATGTGCTGGAGAACGTAGTTGTTCTGCCTGGGTTACCGGCGGTCCTATTACAGAAAAAGACAAAGGTAAAAAGGCAAACTAATATGAGAGCTGTTGAGTTCCTAACAGAAAGTAAAGAGAAATTAGAACTAGCTAAGTTACCTTACGCTAGAACAGCTCTTGCACCTGTACTAAGCAAATCAAATATAGATAATCATTACGGTAAACTAGCCAAAGGTTATGTAGATCGCTACAATAAAGGCGAAGGTGATAAAACCTTTAATGCTGCTGGTGCTTACCTACACAATTTATTCTTTCCGCAACTACGTGTGCCGCGTTCAAGTAACCTGCCAACCGGTGCAGTAAAAAGTCTAATAGAACGTAAGTTTAAAACTTTTGATAAGTTTAAAGAAGAACTTGCAGAAAAGGCTATGAAACTACAAGGCAGCAATTGGATTTACCTTAGTAAAAACGGCACTATTAAAACTATACCCAATCATCAAAAACGCACAGACATAGCACTACTAATAGACTGGTGGGAACATGCTTGGGCTCTAGACTACGGCACTGACAAATCTAAATACTTAAAAAATATTTGGAAGATCATTAACTGGGACGTTGTTAATCACAGGCTGTAAATGTTATCCTGTAGCGCAATAGACACCGCACTTCAAATTACCACAGATGGACAAGTTAAACCTTGTTGCCCTGGTGCATACCCGTTAGGTAGCCTACGTACTACCCCAATCGATCTCATATTATCAAGTGATATCTATACCTCAGTTAGAACTTCTATAATAGAAGGCAAATCAGATTACTGCACAAATTGTAATCTTAACGATAGTCTAGTACCCAATAGTAGTCAGCGTGCTACATTTAATCAACACTTTCCTAGCCCAGGTTATCAACAGTTAAAACAATTAGACATACGCTGGAGTAACCTATGTAACCTAACCTGCCGTTACTGTAATGCTAGTGATAGCAGCGAGTGGGCAAAGTTACGTGGTATACCATTAGAAAGCATCAGCAGAGATTATGCTCAAGGTGTGTTTGATCTTGTGCAAAAAAATCGTGATAGTATACAAGTAGTATATCTACTAGGTGGCGAACCCTTACTACAAAAATACAACGAAGAACTACTAGACTGTCTAGGACCAAACACACACATTGACATTATTACCAATCTTAATGTTAATTTGGATACTAATCGTGTCTATCAAAAACTACGTAACTTTTCTAATATAATATGGAATTTAAGTTTTGACAATATAGGTGATAAGTTTGAATATGTGCGCTACGGCAGTAGTTGGGATTTATTGTTATCTAATATTGAAAGATTAAAACAAGACTTTGGTCTAGGGCGCATTGTGTTACATCCTGTTTATAGTATATGGAATGCAGTAGATATTCAAGAGCTAATAGACTTTAGTCAGCAATTGGGTGTAGAGGTACGATGGCAATTAGCCAACGAAGACGAACGTTATCCAGAATTGCTAGGTGGGTTTAGTATTTTTGCACATAATGATAATATAAAATCGCTAGCTCGAGCGCATATAAACAGTTTATCTAATGTTGATCGTCGATCACAATTGTTTTTTAATAATATTAAACAAAGTTTAATTTCTTCAGACGCAATACACAATAGGGCACAGCATTTTTTAATGTGGACTGCAAAAATGGAACAACTATTACCATCAGTACACACATTTGAAAATCTTTGGCCAGAGTTAAATACTTTATTACTAGAGGGATAGGTATGAGTAACTGGGAAGCCTATGTTAAAGAATCATATGAACTTATTAAACGAGCCGAAGATCAACTTACTGTCAATTTACCACACGAAATAGAAGCATACCTAGTACATTTATTTGCCTACTATATGGACAAACCACAGGTCAACACTGTGCCTGTAGGAATTAGATTACTCAGTGCTACCTCTATGCCGGTATCAACTCGCAAAGATATGTTTAAATCAGTAGGTGATGAATGCCTGCTGATTAACAGCATGGGTTGGGGTAGTCATAAATGGCCTAGTAAAAGCTATTATGCTGATATGGGACAAATGGCCTACATGAATCGTGCGTATGCAGAACGTCCACCAGAAGAGCTATATGATGATTTAGCCTACGAATTCACCACTGCGACTCGTGTACTAAGTTGCTGTAAAATAAATTAACCAATCCGCTAGACATTGATAATTATTAAGTATATAATATATTTTTAACAAAGGAATTATCAATGTCATCACGTATGTTTTCCAGCGAACAAAAAGCTAAACTAACACAAATAGTCACAGAAGGTATTCAAGTCTTGCAAGAAGTTGAAGATTTAAATGCAGGACTTAGCGATACTATCAAAGCTGTAGCAGAAGAATTAGAAATTAAACCAGCTATACTAAAGAAGGCTATTAAGATTGCACAAAAAGCTAAATTTGGTGATACTAACGCTGACCATGAAGAGCTTACAGATATCTTAGAAACTGTTGGCCGCACACTTTAATTGAAAGCTAACTGGCATAAGACTGTTAAGTTTATCAAAGCTGACTGGCATGCACATCCTGTAAGATTAACCTTAGAAACAATCAATTGGGTATTGAACGTGGTCATTGCTACATCAGTTAGCCTAACCGTTCCATATACCAATTGGTTGTATGTGTATCCTGTTATTTTTGTAGCGTTAAGTATAAGTATCTTCTCAGCAATTAGTCGTGGCAGTTTTGGCTTATTAATGTCAAGTTTGACCCTATTTCTTATCGATTTGATAGGATTTTATAGGATTTTAGTGTTATAATAAAAGAGTCGTACACTTACGTACATGTAGATTGGAGTAAGTTTTATGTCGTATGTGGATGCATTATTTGACAGGGCAAAAGATCGTATCTACGTTGTTGAACGCAACAACGGCCAAAGAGAGTATAGAGAATATCCAGCAAATTATGTATTTTACTATGACGATCCAAAAGGTAAATTCCGTACAATCTACGACACACCAGTAAGCCGCTTTAGTACCAAAGTAGGCAAAGAGTTCCATAAAGAAGTACGCATCAATGGCGGCAAGAAAATATGGGAAAGCGATATCAATCCCGTGTTCCGTTGCTTTGAAGAAAACTATCTGGGGCAACCTGCTCCTAAACTACAAACAGCGTTCTTCGATATTGAGGTAAACTTTGACCCCGAGCGTGGGTATGCTCCAACTAACGATCCATTTAATAGCATCACTGCTATATCAGTTTACTTAGATTGGCTAGACAAGTTAGTCACACTTGTGGTTCCACCTAAAACATACAGCTGGGATACCGCACAAGAGATCTGTGATCAATATGAAAATTGTTTCTTGTTTGATCGTGAACAAGATATGCTAGACACCTTCCTTAACCTAATTGATGATGCAGACATCTTAAGTGGGTGGAACAGTGAGGGCTATGATATCCCTTATACCATTGGACGTATTGTACGTGTTTTGAGCAAAGACGACACACGTCGCATGTGCTTATGGGGTCAATATCCTAAACAACGCGACTTTGAACGCTTTGGTGCTACTAACATCACCTTTGATCTTATTGGTCGTGTGCATCTAGACTATATGCAATTATATCGTAAGTACACATATGAAGAGCGTCACAGTTATAGCTTGGATGCCATTGGTGAATACGAGTTAGATGAACGTAAAACACAGTACGAAGGTACGTTAGACCAATTATACAACAAGGACTTTCCTAAGTTTATCGAGTATAACAGACAAGATACCATGTTGCTAGGTAAATTAGATAAGAAATTGCGTTTCCTAGACCTAGCCAACGAACTTGCGCATGATAACACAGTATTGCTACAAACAACAATGGGCGCCGTGGCTGTAACAGAACAGGCTATTATCAACGAAGCACATCAACTTGGCATGGTTGTACCAAATCGTAACAGAGATGAGCAGGAAAATACACAGGCCGCAGGTGCGTATGTAGCAACTCCAAAAGCAGGTATGCATGACTACATTGGCGCGGTAGATATTAACTCACTATATCCAAGTGCTATTCGCGCACTTAACATGGGCCCAGAAACTATTGTAGGACAACTGCGTCCTATTATGACTGACCATTACATTAAAGAAAAAATAGAAAAAGGTTCCTCGTTTGCTGATGCATGGGAGGGTTTATTTGGTAGCTTAGAATATACCGCAGTCATGGATAGTAAAGCTGGTACAGAGATTACCATTGATTGGGTTAACGGTGGCAATGACGTCCTAAGTGCCGCAGACGTTTGGCGATTGATCTTTGACAGTGGTAAGAACTGGATTCTAAGTGCTAACGGTACTATCTTTAGTAACGATCGCAAGGGTGTTATTCCAGGCTTACTAGAACGATGGTATGCTGAACGTAAAGAAATGCAGGCCAAGAAAAAGGAAGCAACAGGTGATGAAATTGCATTCTGGGATAAACGTCAATTGGTTAAAAAGATTAACCTCAACAGCTTATACGGGGCTATTCTTAACCCTGGTTGCCGCTTTTTTGATAAAAGGATTGGGCAGTCGACTACTCTTACAGGTCGTACAATCGCCAAACACATGGATGCTTATATCAATGAGTGCATCACTGGTGAGTATGATCATGTAGGTCGGGCTATTATCTATGGTGATACAGACTCCTGTTACTTTAGTATGTGGCCAGTGGTCAAAGACGATGTAGAGGCGGGCCGTATGGAATGGTCTAAAGATATCTGCGTACAACTATATGATGCTATTGCTGATCAAGTTAACGAAAGTTTTCCAGGGTTCTGTGAGCGTGCTTTCCATACCCCACGTCGTCAAGGCGAGCTAATCAAAGGCGGGCGCGAGCTTGTAGCACTTAAAGGCCTGTTTATTAAAAAGAAACGTTATGCTGTACTAATCTATGACATGGAAGGCAAACGCTTAGACACCCACGATAAGCCAGGTAAAGTTAAAGCCATGGGCCTAGACTTAAAACGCAGTGATACTCCGGCATTCATGCAGAACTTCTTAAGTGAAATCTTAATGGATGTACTTACAGGCACCCAACGTGATGCTATTATCGAAAAGATACGTGACTTTAAACTTATATTCCAAGATCGCCCAGCTTGGGAAAAAGGTACACCCAAACGTGTAAACAACCTAACTAAGTTTACAGCCGCAGAAGCTCGTGAAGGTCGTGCCAATATGCCAGGACACGTCAGAGCTGCTATGAATTGGAATAACCTGCGCCGTATGATGGGCGATAACTATTCAATGCAGATTGTTGATGGTATGAAGACAGTTGTATGTAAGCTACGTGATAATCCTTTAGGTTATACCAGTGTAGGTTATCCAACAGATGAAGCACATATACCTGCGTGGTTTAAAGAGTTACCATTTGACGATGATGCTATGGAAACAGGTATTGTAGATCAAAAGGTAGAAAACCTATTGGGTGTGTTGAATTGGCAAATTGCCGAGAATACACAGATTAAAACAACATTTGATGATTTGTTTAGTTTTGAATAATGCGAGTTAGTGATTTATTAAGATACCGTGATGACGTTAGATCTGCTGCAGATCGTATTGATCTAACCTCAGCTATTTCAGATGTCTGTCAACAACTACATCAATTGACTATTACACATCCGTTTGGGATTGTCATTGAGACAGTAGCCGCAATCAAATCAGAATATGAAACTATATCTGTTAACTCTGACTCATTGAGAGGTCAATTGGCCGCACTGTTACCTAATATTGATATAGCTGTAGATGCGCTAGCCAAAGAGTTGCACACTCACAATGAGATAGATTTTTTTAACTTTTACCATAGAACAGAGTTTTGTATTAACGAAGATATTTTAGATATCATCAAAGGTCACATCTATCAAAATGCACATCATCACTATACCGGCTTACAATTTGGTTGTACTCCACAGAGCAAGGCATTAACGGGAGAATTAGTTGCGAACGATCCGTTATATCTATGTGATTTTAGCTTAGACAATGTAGAAGATACTGCCAAGCAATTTAATGAAGTATACTATGGACGTTTAAGAAAATATACCATCACTGATCATAACTTAAGTGTGTTGCCACAGAACCAATTTGGGTTTATATTCAGTTGGATGCTATTCAATTATGCCAATGCAACCTGCATACACGAATACCTAAAGAAGATGTTAGGACTGCTACGCCCGGGCGGTAGATTTATATTCAGCTATAATAATTGCGATCTGCTTGAAAGTTGTGTACTAGCAGAAGCAGGTGGCATGAGTTATGTTTCTAAACGACAGTTAATTGCACTTTGTCAACAAGAAGGATTTGAACTAGTTTACGAATACGATCTACCTAATAATGACGATCATGTAAAATGGATTAGTTGGATTGAAATTAAGAAACCTGGAGAGCTATCCACAGTTAAACGTAGGCAAGTATTAGGAGAAATAAAACAGAAATAATTTTATCAAACCTATTGCAAAACCTAAATACATCATATACAATATATTATCAATGAGGAGAAGTAAATGAGAGACCATCTATTAGACATCGTTAAAAACACTTATGGCTTAGGTAACATCGACCTAGTTAAGGTTATAGGCACAGCACAAGAAACAGGTATCGAAGCACTAGCTGAAGACCGTTCAGTTATTGTACAAGGTAAACTTAATGGACCAGTAGCAGAGTTTGTTGGTACATTTGGTATGCCTAACCTAGGTAAACTAAGTATTATCTTAGGTATTCAAGAATACAAAGAAAATGCTAAAATTAGCCTAACAACACAAGATCGCAATGGTGAAACAGTTCCAGTGGGCTTGCATTTTGAAAATGCCGCAGGCGACTTTAAAAACGATTATCGTTTTATGAGTCAAGAAATTGTTTCAGACAAACTTAAAACAGTTAAGATGCGTTCAGTAAACTGGAACGTAGAGTTTGACCCAACTGTAGCCAGCATTCAACGTTTGAAGTTCATGGCCAGTGCTAACAGCGAAGAACTAAACTTTACTGCCAAAACAGAAGGTACAGACTTAAAATTCTTCTTTGGTGATCACAGTAGCCACGCAGGTAACTTTGTATTCCAAGCAGGTATTACAGGTGCACTAACTAAATCTTGGTCTTGGCCAGTGGCAGCAGTTATTAGTATCTTAAACTTA